GGGCAGGACTACGGCGGCATTGAGGACAATTTCACGCATATCGCCAGCATTTTCACAACCATGACCGGCAAGGACTTTACCGCGCATGATGTGGCTATGGTCCTTGCGGCGGTCAAAATCGCGCGGCTGCGCCAGTCTCCCGGCAAAGCCGACAACTATCTTGACGCGATCAACTATCTCGCGTTCGCGCATGAGCTTCGGCCTATGCCGCCCAAGCCGCAAATGCCCAGCGACATGACCAAGATCAACGTCAATGGTCGCTTGGAAAAAGACCCTGAAACCGGGTTGCAAATCTGGAAATCGTAAGGAGAAAACCGATGACTACCGAAAAAGACGACGAAATGCTGGCTCACCTGACGCCCGCAGAGCGCGCCGCCCTCGAAGAGGACATTGGCGACGAAAACGTGTCGCAGCACGACGTTGACCAAATGAGGAAAGCCGAGCGGCTTGCGGAAATAGACGGCGAAACGCAGGTTCGCGACGTTGACATGACAGTCGGCAACGAAGGCAACGAGGGCAAGGCCCCGCAACCCCAGGTCGAGGACGAGCCGGTCGAGCTTGCGCCCAAGATCGAAGGACCCTTGCGAGCGCAGCCGGCGGCCGACCTGTCCGAGCAGATCAAAGCGATCGATGACGCCGAAATCGAGCTTGGCCGAAAATTCGACGAAGGCGAAATCACCACGTCCGAATACCGCGACGGCATGAAGCAGCTCGGAACCAACCGCGAGAGCCTGAACTGGCAAACGCGCAAGGCCGAACTGGCTAACGAAATGACCGAGACCATGCAAAAACAGGCATGGGACAATGCGGTGACGGATTTCATGACCGGCGTAGGCTCGCACCTGACCAAATCGGAAGCCTTGCTTCACGGCTTCGACAACGCCGTGCGACGGATCACGTCCGATCCGGCCAATCACAGGCTTTCGGATCGCGCGCAACTGGAGAAGGCATACAACCTTTTCTGGGAAGAAAGCCGCGCGGCTGGTCTCAATTTCGAAAACGCCGTCAAAAAAGCGCCCCGCCAGGCGACGCCGCAACAGCAGCAGCCCCAGCGCACTCGCGACGACAGCGGCAAGTTTGTCCCGACGCTCGCCAAAGTGCCGGCGGCCGACAGCGAGGACATCGACGGCGGAAAATATGCAGCTTTGGATCGCCTCATGGAAACCGATTACGAGGCATACGAGAGGCAACTTTCCAAAATGCCGCCGGCTGAACTGGACGCCTACATGGCCGCGCGATAGGCGCGCGGTCAAAGCAGGGAGAGCACAATGCGCAAGCCGAAGCCGAAGCCAAAGCCGTCCAAGCCGCGCCCCGGTTGCTAAAGGAGAGCCGCGCCTATGCGTCGTCTGATCGATCTTGATGTCGGCGAGATTGTTCGCGTCGGCGCGGCGACCATCGAGCTAAAATACAAGAGCGGGCGCAAAGCCCGCCTTTCCATATCGGCCGAAGACGCCATCGACATTCGGCACGTCCGCCCGTCGATAGGCAAAAGCATCGGGCGCGGGCCGTGGATCAAGCCGGAAAATAACCTTGCGCCCGAGGTCGCGGCTGGATAGCAACCCGGATTTTCCGTTTGCTATCCGATAAAATATCGGATATTACCCGATTTAAGCACATGGCCATGACCGCCTCTGCCCTCATCGTCAATCTTTAATATGAGGCAAAGGCTATGCAGTCAGTTGTCGCTTTCGGCGATCCGAAGGCCCAAAAGAAGTGGTCCACCCTTCTTTCCGTCGAGACCTTCACCAAGTCCTACTTCACCCGCAAATTTGTGGGCGAATCGGAAAACAACATCATCCAGCGCAAGACCGAGCTTGAATCGGATGCCGGCGACCGCGTGTCGTTCGATCTGTCCGTCATGCTGCGCGAGCGCCCGACGACCGGCGACAACCGCGTCGAAGGCAAGGAAGAGGCCCTGCGCTTCTTCACGGACGAGGTTGTCATCGACCAGACCCGCAAGTCCGTGTCGTGCGGCGGGCGCATGAGCCGCAAGCGCACAGCGCACGACTTGCGCCAGGTCGCCAAGGATCGTCTGTCCGACTACTGGTCGGCCTATTTCGATCAGCTTCACTTCATTTACCTGTCCGGCGCTCGTGGCATCAATGAGGACTTCATTGAGCCGACCGACTGGACCGGACACGCCGGCAACGCCATTCAGGCGCCCGACTCGCAGCACATTCTGTTCGGCGGTTCGGCCACGTCAAAAGCGACGATCACGACCGGCGACAAAATGAGCCGTGGTTTGATCGAGAAGGCGACGGTCGCCGCGCGCATGATGCGTTCGACCGATCCCAACACCGCGAACATGCTTCCCACCATGGTCGAGGGCGAAGGCCGCTATGTCGTCATCATGACGCCGTTCCAGGAATATGACCTGCGCATTGCTGATGCACAGGGCTGGCTGGACATTCAGAAGGCCGCAGCCGCCGCCGAAGGTCGCAACAACCCGATCTTCAAGGGCGGTCTCGGGATGATTAACAACGTCGTCCTGCACTCGCACGAGAACGTCATTCGTTTCTCGGACTACGGCGCCACAACCAATCTTCCGGCTGCTCGCGCAATCATGCTTGGCCGGCAGGCTGGCGTCGTCGCCTATGGTTCGGCGTCCGGTCTTCGCTACGACTGGAAGGAAGAAACGCACGACTACGAGAACGAGCCGACGGTCGCCGCCGGCACGATCATTGGCGTCAAGAAGACCCGTTTTAACAACAAGGACTTTGGCGTCATGGCTCTCGACACTTACGCGAAAGACCCGAAGGCGGCGTAACCGTTCTTCTGGTTTGGCTGGCGAGGTTTCCGGTTTTCCTCGCCAGCCTTCCGGCAATTCTTCCTTTTGAGGACAATCAAATGGCTATCATTCGAAGCAAATATGCGAAGTGGGGCGGCTCTGTTAACTCCGTCTATCAGGCGGGCGTAAACACTGTCTCCGAATTTGAAATTGATGTTTCCGGCGGGCTTCTCGCCGCAGACATTGTGGACTTGGGCGCGCTACCTGCCGGCGCCATTGTCAACGACGCGCAGCTTTACGCCGGATCGACGGCAATTGGCACAACTAACGTGTCTGTCGGATTCTTGACCGGCCGAACGGGTGAAGCGCTCAACGATGACGGAACGGCTCGAACTGTTGGCAATGAGATTTTTGCCGCACAGGCCGCAGCCGCACTACATACGACTGTTGCTCGCCTGACAAAGCCCGACGCCCTGGTTGCAAGCGCCAGCAACGTCAACCGCTGCATCGGCCTCCAGGTGAGCGCGGACATCGCAGCGGGCGCGGGCAAGAAAATCTATCTTGCTCTCTACTACACGGCGCCGACGCCCTAATCCTAAAGCGGGCGGATAGGCCGCCCGCTTCTTTATCCAAAACCGGAGAAAATTATGCGTATTGAATCGCTATGCCGCCGCCCGCCAAAGGGAACTGTCGTCGAGATCGAAGGCAAAAACTATGAGTTTAAGCCAGACCCCGAGACCGGCCGAGAGTTCTGCGACATCGCGAACCCGCATCACGCCGACATTCTTCTTGCCATTCCCGAAGGATATCGCTCTGTCGATGGCGCAAAGCCGCCTCACAAGTCAGAATATCACCAGAAGCCGCCGGCGCGCGAGCCCGAGATCGAACATGATCATGAGCCCAAAGTTGCCGCCGTTGACGACGGCCTCGAAGACTTGAGCCGCAATGAGCTTGCCGGCGTCTATGCGTCCGAAGTTGGCCGCGCGCCGTCGTCGGCCATGAGCAAAGCAGAACTGATTAAGGCCATACGAAAGGCTCGGGACGCCTAATGGCTATCATCGCCAAAGACATATTTGATCGCGCCTTGCGGATTTTGCAGGACGACACAGGCGTCCGTTGGCCACTTGGAGAACTTCGTCTTTGGCTTAACGATGCAATTCGGGAAATCGCCGTCATCAAACCGACGGCGTTTTCTGATTCAATTATTTTTGTGCTGGAAGAAGGGACAAAACAAACCCTTTCCGACGGCTATTTTTCGGTCATGCGCGTGGTGAGAAACCTGAAAACGGCGGATATTTCGCCGCGCAATCCCGGCGACGCCATCCGGACGGTCGATCTTGAAATGCTCGACTCCACAAACACAAATTGGCACGACGCGACCAAAGTCCCCTACGCGAAAACCATAAAAAATGTGGCTTTTGACGCAAGAGACCCGAGGACGTTCTACGTCTACCCAGGCAATGATGGAACCGGACTTGCTGAAGTAATTGTCTCGAAGGTTCCGACTTTCGTTCCGGAGCCAGCAAGTAACCCGGAAAGCCTTGCGTCCTACGACGTGGCGATCGACGCGCAAGACATTTATTTTAACGCCCTTCTCGATTACGTCCTTTATCGCGCCTATTCAAAAGACGCCAGCTATGCCGGAAGCGCCCAGCGCGCGATGGCTCATTATGCGGCTTTCGCCAATTCTCTTGGCGTCTCGCAGGTAAACGATGTCTCCCGCAATCCTAACGTCAAACCGACGCAAGAGCAGGAGAACGCCGCGTGAAGCCGTTTTCCGACTTCTTCCCATTTATTCTTCCCTTCGCGCCTTCGGCTCCCGACCCTTTGGTTGAGCAATATGCGCGACAAGCGGCGATCGAGTTTTGCCGTAGAACGCGGGTATGGCGCTATGTGCAGCAAATAACCATCACCGGAATAGAATCAGAAATTATTGCCGCGCCAGCACAGTCCGAAATTTTTGAAATCGAGTCGGCGCATTTTAAGAGTGCATCCGATCTAAATTGGCGGAAGCTGGACCGCGTAGCCTACGAGGATATTAACCCGGATTTGATGAACGCAACGGTTACGGAGTTATCTGTCCCTCAAGCAATATCGCAATTTGGTTTTGATACTGTAACTATCGCGCCCAGGGCAGCCGGAATCGTGCGCGTCGTTTCATATTTAACGCCAAAAATAAACGCCGAGGAAGTTCCAGACTTTATTTTTGATCGTTTTCCTATGGTCATAGCGGACGGCGCGCTCTCGCACATTCTCATGCTCCCAGGGCAACCTTACACCAATCCCAATCTTGGCGCTCTCAAGGCCGGTTTGTTCAATCAGGCATGTGACGCCAATTTTTCCATGAACATTCGAGGCCAGCAACGCGCGCCGGCACGAACAAAAGCGTCGTTTATGTGAAG